ACAGTAGTCACTAAAATAGTTTGTATTTGATACTGAAGTAAGAGTTGTGGGACGTGACACATAAACCACCTCTCCAGCATACGTAGAAGCTGCTGTAGGGGCTATTAGTACCGTAGAGTTATTCCTACGCCCATAATAGATAGGTTCGCCTGTAGAGGCACTTACAGGCCAGTAATCGTTAATGTATTCATCTGTACGCATAAGAAGGTTAATTTTAGTACCATTACTTACAAGATTAAAATTCTTTACAATACGTGTTCCAGTAGGTAAAGTAATTTTATTATTACCAGAAGATACAGCTACAGAGGTATATGATACTAAACCATAGTCATCTAGGTCTTTGACCAAGCGTTCTTCTGCTCTATTCGTCATATTAGGAATAAAGTTCAGGAACTCAGTGCTATCATTTTCTGTAGCAGCAATTAGTTCATTGACCAGATAAGTATAGTTAGCCATAAAATACAGCCACCGTAGCAGTAGATGTAGGAGCAGAAACTTTTACTGTTCCATTCATTTGAATGCCTAGATCAGTAAAGAATATCTCAGAAGCATCATTTGCAGTTGTCATAGCAAATTTAATATTATTACCTTTAATATTGCCATAAACATCTGTTGATGTTCCTGTAATTAGAAAAGTTCCTACACCTGTGGCATATACTGAACGAATGCGCGTATCAGCAACTGTTACACTTGATGTAACATCAAGAACTGCACCACTGCCTACAATGAAGCCCTCACGAAGAGTTGTTGTCATATCAGCCTCTTTAAATTTTTAAGTATTAATACTAGAAGTATTATAACACTAAGGTTATAAATAAAAAAGGCAAAGGAGTGTAAAAAGATTTTAGTCCTTTTACACCCCAATGCCTTAGTCTAGTTCCTCAGATTTTTAGGAAGAACCTGAAGCACCAAAGAAGCCACGCCAATCGGACCAGCCGAAGCTATACCGTTCACGAGCTTTGTAACGTAGATTTCCTGTGTCGAAATCTGGTTCCATCTTTGTTGATAGAGGTGCACGAACAAACATCTTTGTACCATTAGGAACATCAGTCTTGAGATACCAAGCGTTTGTGTCGGTGAACCGACGATTAACAAAGAAACCACCGGGAACAAGACCCTGATTACGAATTGAGTTGATCTTGTTCTGGTTAGTTGCGCCATTAGCAGCAGTTGTTGGATTAACACCAATAACAGTTGTCATCTGGCTGTTTAGAATCTGGTCTGCTGTAAAAGCAAGATCAGAAGGAACATGAAGCGACTCAGCTTGTGCTCCAATTAGAATACCACGATCATCTTTAGTCTTTGAGATTGTAATAAGAGCAGTCTCAAGAGAAGCTTCAGATAGATCAGTAGCACCTAGTGTGTTGGATTGATTTCCATCTCCAACAGTAGGATGAGCAGCGGAGAATAGTGGAACACCATCACCACCGTTATAAGAAGCGTTAAAACCACTGTTGAAAACATCAGCAGCTTTTACTTGCTTAGTGTTTGCCATAGCACGGGCAAGACCGCGTGCACGAAGTTTGGCAAATGTATCATAGAGGTTGTCTTCCATAGCTTCTTCAGTAACAGCAAATGCAAGAGCGACTGTTTCTGCTGTATAGCGAGCAGTATAGCCTTCTTGTGCATCATCATACTGAACTGCAGCACCTTCACCCTTTACAGGTGCAGTACCAAAGCCGGTGAAAAGAACTTCTTCTTCAAACGCACGATCTGAGTTTTCAATTTCGTAAAGTGGCTCATGTTCGTTGTCCACGTCACCATATTCAATACCAAAGATAGCGTTTAGGCCGGGAAGAAGTTCCTTGGCAATACTAGCGCGATTAATAGCCATTTTTTAAATACTCCTTCTCTTAACCAGCAGGTGGTGCAGAAGTACCAGCACACACAAAAGCATCATAGTGACGTGCAATACGTACTTCTAGCTTAGGGAATGCGCGTTCTGCAGCATCATTAATGTCATTACCGGGTTCGTTGATTACGGCAACTGGGCGAAGCATTGCACTAGCAGTTGTGCGAGTACCTGCTTCAAGACCGAAACCTGAACGACCAGTAACAGTTGAACCTGAACCTAGAGTGACATTAAAGTTAAAGCCACCATTCATGTCACCAATTGAAACTGAAGCATCAGCTTGAATTTCAAAGGTAGCATTAGGATCATCAACAACCATTGCCTGAGCATCGGTTGCAGAAAGACCAGCAGTCCAATAATTAGACCACTTAGGTTCTCCGTTTTCCACATAACGGCAACCAGTAAAGACACCGATTGCTTTTTGTGTAATTGTAACTAGGGCTACGATATATCCGCCTGATTGTGAAACGATATCACCATTAAAAAACGCAGGGGTTGTACCTGAAGCGATTGGGTATTCATTCATACCAGAACCGTTAGGTGCGCCACCGCGACGGCGGGAAGGGCGTAGACCAGATAGTGCTTTAGTAGTACTCATAGTACACTTTCCTTTCTATGCTTTATACAAGACATGTACACTAGTAGCCTTAGTTTAGGTAAACAAACTTTTGTTTAGTCCTGAAATTTAGCTTGTTTACCACGACTTACTTGTGTACGGCTATTATTTGAGATCGGCATACGAGAATCTGAACTACTCATTAGTTGAGCATTAACTGCTTCAACCATTTCGCGGCTACGATTCTCATAAAATTCTTGACGAGATTCTGCAAGTTCTTTAGGCATTTTTGCTAAAGCCAAGTCTCCACGACAGACTGCACCTGCATATCGTCCTCCCTCCCTCACGTCAGAGGATTGTAACATTTCTGGAACTTCCTCAGCTTGTACAAATTCCCAACCTTCTGCTGTACGCTTACCTACATTCTGGTAATCTTCTTGATTACGTAGAGTAATACGAATCCAACGTAACGCCATACCTTCACTGGCATGTCGCTTAATTACAGAAGATGGAATTTCAAGCCAATTAGGCTCTTCAAAAGTTGTACGTCGCTGTGTAACTTCTCTAGTTTTGTCACTACGTGAGTCATTTCGTGTTGTCATTGTATCTTTCCTTCCACGCTTAATTGTTATAAATTTCTGTATATTCGCCTTCAGCATTATCTGCCTTTAGCTTTTCTGCAGCAAATTTTTCCAAGGGGATACCCCACTGATTAGCTCGTCTAACGTCTTCTGGTGTTAGCTTAACTTTGTTACTTCGTGAGGTTTGCGGTGTACGTGAAGCACCTGCAACTACTTGGGCAGAATTTGACGGTGTATCCTGCAACCGTGGTGTTGCTTCTTCTTCCTGCTGTACAACAGGGGGAGGAGCATCTTCATACTTATGAGGGAATTGATTACGTAACTTATAATCAATAGCTTCATAAAAATCGTCATCAGAAGGATCATAACCCTCTGACTTTAATTCAGCATCTGCAGCTAGTGCTGCTGCAGTCATAATTTGGTCATTACCAAACCAAGGATTTTTACTAGCCCAATCAACAGCTTTGGGATCATACTGTGGTGTTTCAGCTACCTGTTGTTGAGGTACTTGACCTACAGCTTCTAATCGTTCGTTATATTCTTCCCAAGCACGTTTTTGTTGTTCAACTACTGTGCTTTCTGCATAAGCTTTAGACATTTCTTCTTGAGCAGCAAGCATACGATCTGTATCACCAGAATCTGCAGCTTGTTTATAAATTTCTCTAGCTTGCTCAATACGACTAGTAAGTTGTCCTGATGTACTATCAATATTAGTTTTAAGACTATTAGATAGTTCTTTTTCTCTTGTTTGAACAGAAGTACGTAAATTATTTACTTCTGAACGTAACTTTTCAATTTCTTCTTCTCGTTCTTTACGCTGACGAATAAGTTGTTTAATACGTTTTTCAGCACCTTTTGTTTTAATTCCCTCTAGTTCTTCTGGAGGTTCTTCTACTTCAGATGCGGTAGTTTTCGGTTCTTCCTTATCAATAACATCTTTTTGTATTGTTTTTTGAACTTCTTTTTTTTCTACAGAAGAAGGTTCTTCAATTTCATATTCTACTTCTGGAGGAGAAGTATCAGAATTATCTGATACACTAATTTCGGACCATTCGGATAGGTCTACTTCCATCTCTTCTTGTGGTTCGTTACTCATTACTTTCCTTTCTTCTCGCTAGTTGCGACACTAACGGTTACGACATTTATTTCTATAGTATACTGTACTAATTTTAATTAGACAAATTAAATGTTGGATCAAGAGAACTAGGATTATCTACTTTCATAATAATCTGGTCATCAAAAAGTAATAAAAGCTTTACTCCTTTATAAACAAACTTTTGTCCAATTAGTTTACCATACGCTACATAATCACCTTCTTCACACCAAGAACCTAAAGGAAACTTAGCTTTATCGTCATAAGCTAGTTTACCAAGTTTAAGAACTTTACCTACTGTAGTAAGATAAGAGATATCATCTTTTGTAGAGTCAGGGAGAATAATACCACCCTTTGTCTTCTGCTTAATAGATACAGGTTTTACTAATACATGATAACCCGGTAGCTCTGGTAAGTCTTCTTTTTTTAATTCAATTTCTTCATCTGAAACCCAATCAGAATTAGGAATTGCTTTACCTAAAGTGGCTACTTGCATTTTATTTATTACTCCTCTTCACTGTAAATTCGAGTTTTAACAATATTGATGAGATTATCTTTTGATAGTTCAATCCCTTCAATTCTACCAACTATCTGGCGATAATCAGCATAACTCGAAGCACTGCCGTATGCAAGTAAATTTTTTAGTTCTTCTATTTGTTTATCGTATTCTTGTGATATTTCTTCATAAATATTCATTTATTATTTATTAGTTTCCTTTACAAAAGCTGTTACCATGTCTGCAGCTTTAAGCATTTTAGTTGTATCTGAAGCTTCTTGAGATTTAGCTAAGTCCATAATAGCATCCAAAGCTGCAATAGCTTTCTTTGCATTACGATCTTTTTCTTTTTCTTGAATACCCGTTGAAGTCTTAATACCTTCTTTCATCATATCAATTTGAATCTGAGCTTCCTTCAGATCAAGTTCACGGTTCTTCATTGCTGCTTCAACACTTTCTTTAGCTGTCTGTGCTTGTATCTTAGCTTGTTCAATCTGTACACGCTGCTGTTCAATATTAACCATCTGTGCTTCAGGTGAACCTGCTTGTTGCATCTGTGCTGCTGCTTGGTTAGCCTGAGCTACCTGTTGTGCAGCCATAGCCATAACTTGTTCCATGACCTGTGGATCATTAGGATCAACCTGACCTGAAGCAACAGCCTCTGGACCATACTGCTGAATCATCTGTGCTGCAGTACCCTGTACTTGCTCTTGATACTTCATAATCATATGCTCTTGCATATTAGCTTCAATAACTGGAGCAATACGTTGCATTAGAGGATTCTGACCATTCTGAGGGTCTTGCATGTATGCAGTCTTAGCTTGAATATGTGCATCATGGTTTTGACCCATAAAGGCTTTAATTGGTAGACCCTTAACTGCTGCCATAATATCCGAGATTGGATCAAGAGGAATAGGTGAAGGTTTCCGAGGCATAATCTTATCTAGGTTAGGCACGTTAGCTGTTTGAAGGATATTACGATTAAGCTCTTCCATATCAAACATACCGGGTGGTGACTGCTGTGCTAACTGTAGTGCCATCTGAGACATCATCATACGATGTGCGTTAGATGGAATATTAGGATCAGATACTGGGATAATATCAATACGACCATCAAAGTCTGATTTATATATTTTTAGACTATGTTCTGGTAGCTCACACATTGATTCTTGTGGAAGATATTCGTAGTTAATACGACCTAAGATTCTAAATTCGTCTCTCTGAGCTTTATGTAAACGCTTATGAATAGCAGAAAAGAACTTACTACTAGCTTCTAGAAGAGCCATAGTTGTCCCTACAGGACCATAACTAGCTCCATCAGAGATAACTTGTTCTGTGCTATCAGCAAACTTTTGTGCTGCATTAGAAACAAAACCTAACATCTGGAATAATGTTTGTGATGGTTCTTTGTATGGAAGAGGAATAATCATTTTAGATAGATCATTACCTACAGCTTCAACTTCTTTCCACTCACCCGGCGCAATAGGATCGTTGTCTCCAACCATCCGCAGTCCTTTGGCTTTGAAGCCACCGGGCAGATTAGCGAACTGTCCTGCATCAACCAAGCCACGCATAGCTGCAGTAGCTGTCATTGTTAGATTGCCGAGGAAGTGAATTAGTCCCAAGCCATAGAAACCAAAGCCGGGAACAAAACGATAGTGAGTAAAGAATATTTTCTTTTCACGCCGTTTATCTTTAATGTCATAGTTACGACGAATAGACAGTACTTGTCGTGACTGCTGATCAATAGTAACAATATAGGGTAGAGACAGACCGTCATCCTCACCGTGATACTGCTTTGGTAAATCCAAGTAGCAGTGTTGTTCAAGGAGAACATGTTGTGGGTCATGTTGTGAAGAAGGGGAAAGACCCAGAATCGTATCCATCTTCTGTGCCATTGCTGTTTGCTCTGGCATAGAAGCTTGAGGCAGGTCAACGTCGGCATACATTCCTGCGGCTATGTCACGTTGCATTTCGATTGGACTACGATAAATCACATGAGTATAACGATCTGCTCTTCGCAGGTCTGTGGCATAATATGAAATATAGAATTGATCAATAGGAACAAACTCAGAAACAGGACGATTTAGAGACTGATCAAAGTATGTTTTCTTGAAAGCTGAACCAATAAGAGGTAGGTGGAACAACATACGTTCAAATTCGTCAAAGTATTCACCCATCTGATCTGTGATCTGATAGTTCATAAATGCTTTAACACGATTAGCTTGTTCACTCTTGTCTTCTGTTACATCACCAATAATCTGAGATTTAACAGGACCGGCAGGAGGAAATAATTCTTGTGTTGCTTTAGATTGAAACTTAACGGCTGACTCAATAAGGATCGGATGTACAGCAGTACATGCTCCTTCAAAAGGCTCTGATGCTTCTTCTAGCTTTAGACCTAGTAAGTCAAAGCCTCTTTCAAACATACTTTCCCATTCAGCACGAGAGTCTTTGTCAGCCTCAAAGTTCTCAATAACTTTATAGGCAATATCTTCAAGAAGCTCTTCATCCATATCATCTGCAAGATTACGATAGAACTCTTCTGGTTCTTCATTCTGCTGCACCTTGGATCGTTCATCTTCTGGTGGTTTAAACTCTACAACGATACCACCATCTTCAGGATCAACTTCCATGAATGCTTCATTGCCATCTTCGTCTACACCTGTAGATGACTCAATCTCAATAGATAGTTCACCCATTTTAATAGGATCAAAAGGATTACGTTCAGTTGCCATGTTTTATATTGCCTTTGCTTGATAATTAGCGTATGGGTTACGTTCTACTACAGAACCGCCAGCATATCTATTAACTATTTTATCATACACTGGATGTTCTTTACCTCTAACAGATATTTTACCTATTTGTTTTCCTAAGTCAACAAAACCTTTAACTGTTGGTCGTAGTCTTGGCTCAGATGGAGCATCAGCATAACGAGTTAAATTAACTCCTTCAGGAAAATTAGCTTCTAAAGCATAATAATGCTTTCCTTTATTTTGAACAGAAACTAATGTTGGAATATCTTTATATTCAGTTGGACCATCTACCCATTTCCACCCAGCAGATTTTTTAAATAAATTAGTTTTAATTTGTGTAGAACCTTTAGTGGTAGGACTACCTACAACTTCTTTTTCTACAGGACTAGCATCAAACTTTGGTTTACCTTCTGGAGTAATAGAAATAGAAGCAGATTCTACATTTTTATTTGTAAGAACATCGCCTGTTTTTGGATTTAAATATTCACCACCTTTAGGTTTTTGTCCTTCTGGAAACATTCTTTCTGGTTTTGGAAATACTGAAATTTTATCTCTTCCGGAAGGAACTTTTTCCACATCTTCAATAAATTCTTTTTTTAATTTATAAAACTCAGGATCATTGGAATAAATATCTTTTTCTAGCATACGATCTACAAAATTTTGTGTTTCTTTTGAAATATTTTCTGCTGAATCAGTAGTAGGATATATATTGTCTGGTCTATATGAAACTATTTCTTGTATACCACCATCTTTATTTTCTAAAATAATAGCATCATAACCTTGTTTTTTTGCTCTAGAACTAATTTCTTTTGTTATATTACCTTTTTCTTCAAAAGCTTTTTCTACAATCTTAAATGCTTTTTCTTCAGGTACTCCTAAAGCTATAAGGGTAGCGGCAGAAGGATCATTATTACTATGTTTTATTCTTAAAGGATTTTGAATTTTAGCAAAGGCTGGTATAACATTTCCAGTATCTCCTTCTGCATAATTAGAAGCATATTTTGGATCAGGAGTAAGATAAACACCATCACCTAGTACACCTTCTTTACTTGGTTTTAGTTTTTTAATATCTGGATTAGGAGTACCATGAAATAATCTTTCTGTAACTCTACTGTCAGCTAATTCAGAACCTATTTTTTTAGCACCACCTAAACTCCCCGGTAAAGCCATCATAGCTAAAGAAGCTAGTGTATTAAGACCACCTACACCAGCACCAAGGATATCTCCCTCTTTTACAGCTTGTGTTGTTTCTCCTGAAGCTGTAACAGCATCTCTAACATCTGCACCCGGTCCTACAAGCTCACCTAGTAAAGAACCTAAACCAGTAACAGCAGGAGCAGCATTCGGACCTAAAGCATAACGAGCATCTTCATTAATGCCTGTAGTAAGATAATTACGTACTTGTTCTAATATATTTCTATCATCTTCAGGTTTATCTTTTACAGAAGACAGACCAGTAGCATCACCACCGTAGTAACTACGTAGCATACCTTCTGGACTTGCTGGATCAACAACACCTGCCATATTTTTATATTGCCTTCTTCACAAGTAATATCATTAATTATGTAACTATATCATTAAACTCTCCAGTATGCAACTCTCTTTTGTTTACGAGGATTTTCGTCATCTTCCCAATCTGCATCTTCTTCATGTTCTATACGCCAGCTTTCCTTTAGATATAATGCAGCCATAGTTAGTGCATCAACCTGATCGTCATGTGGTGCATAAGGAAAAGTTGTTACTTCTTCTGCTAGTTCGTCAGCCCATTGTTTATATTCAGGTAAGAATATTCTACCTGACTCAAACAAAGGTGTAATAGCATTAAGCCTTGATGTTTTATCTTTATCTGGCATATATTCTAATACAGGTAGACCAGCCCTCCTCATATCTTGTATTAGAGACTGCCCTGAAGCTTTCTTTTCTACTAAGCATACATCAGGTCTGTGTGTTCTAAATTGTTCTTGTGCAATACGTCTTAGATCAGGATACTCATACCTTCCACGCTTACTGCCTAAAAGGATCATATTTGCTACTACCTGCTCTACTCCTGTATCTATATCTTCACTTACTGAATGAAAAATACCCCAAGTTTGTATGACACTGAAGTCAGCAGTATTACTGGTAGAAAAGGCTGTATCATAAGTTTGTAAAACAAATTCACAATGTGGTGGTTCATCTTCATCCCACCACTCAATCCAATCCTTCTTTACAATACCACCCTCATCTGGTGTTGGGTTTTGCATGTAAAGACTATCCCAATACTTTGATCCATTGGTTGATCTGATCTCTAGCTCATCTAGGCGTAAGACATCATCTGTCTTCCACTCAGGGAAATAGCTGCTACCTACTGGTAGACCAAGTAAGTCAGAAGTAGGCTCGTCAACCCACGCAGGGATTGAAATAACATGCCAGCGTTCTGAAGGCTTCAGGTCCATCTTTTCTTCTTGTTTCAATAACCAACCACATAGGTCGTCATAGTGATATCTGGTGTTAATGATAATAATTCTACCATTGGGCATTAAACGTGTGCGTAGTCCTGACGGCCACCACTCCTTGATGTATCTCCTACCTGCATTAGAGATTGCATCTTCTTCTGACATTGCATCATCCAATATGGCAATGTGTGCACCTCGTCCTGCAATCTGACTACGTACACCAGCAGCATAATAAGAACCACCACCACTGGTCTTCCACTTACCTGCTGCTCTTACGTCTTGTCTAAGTAGTACTCCATTGAACACCTTTTGAAATGAGTCTTCACTGACTATATCTCTTACTGATCTACCAAAGTCACTAGCTAGTTGGTCAGAGTGACTAATAGACATAATTTCATGGTTGTCATGTTTACCAATATACCAAGCAGGAAAGAGCTTAGAACAAATAACTGACTTAGAAGAACGAGGTGGTAGAAAGACCATCAAGCGTTTAATTTCACCTGATTCAACTTTCTGTAACTTTTCTGATATCAGTTCAATATGCTTACCCATAACGAAGTCGGAGACAAGAAGTGGAGCAAACCTCTTAACGAAAGACAAAAAGTCCTCATTACATTTTCTATCTACTAGTTCTTTTAGCCTATCTCTTACAGACATCAAGACATTGAAGTTTATTTCCTCATGCTGTTGTTGTTGTTGTTCATCTACTTCTCTAAGCACTGATACCATTATCTTACCTTTTTATTTTCTCTTAGATGCTGCAAATTATTTTTTTTTATTTTATCATACTCCTCTTGTGGAGACAACGAAAATATGATACCCTATCTTTAGATTAGGCAGAAGAGATTATAATATAGTTATATATAGTAGTATATAATAAAATATATAATAGTATATAGTAGTATATAGATAGAGATGAGCAAGCCTAGTTAATTTTATATATTTTATACCCCCCACCCCTGCCCTAAATAAACATAAGGGGGGTGTTTCTGTGATAAATATGTCACACTTATTCTATATTTTGCCCCTGATGAGCAAACCTTTTTATTTTTGGTCTATATATGTGTGGTGTATATATATATAATACGAGACGGTGCGTTTTTTTTTGGGTGGGGGTTGCATTGTGCAGTGCAACATAGGTTTGTGCAGTGCAGCATGGTTTATTGTGCAGTGCAACATACTATCCAACTAGTCAGTATTATGCAGTGCAACATAGAATTGTGCAGTGCAACATACTATACAGTTAGTATTGTGCAGTGCAGCATACTATCCGGTTAGTATTGATTAAATAGGTCAGCATTCCTGTCCTATTATGTATAATCATATAAAGATATGTTTATATCGTTATACTAGCCACCACCATTCGGCAGATTTCCGCCATTGCCGCGAATATCCCATGATGACAATGCTATATCTATCCCATACCTTATATATAAAATATGATGAATTTAGAACCATTCTAATTTTATAGTGCTAACCTATTGAAACATAACGATAACTAAAATTAATTTAACTTTTTTTCACTTTTTTGGGTAACAATGTTTCAATTGATAACATCATTTGGGTAATAATGTTTCAATTCTGGCCTATAATCCTGCTAACCTATTGAAACATAACGATTTAAATAAGTTTTGACAACGTAAACCTATTCGTTCATATTCACATCATCGAAACGACGCAAACCCAACCCTGCTACGGCAGACGGGCGTTAGCGGTAAAGGATCAGATAGGAATATCTGGCATGGTTCGATAGAGGTTACACGGTGAAGCCGGAAATCTCTTATTTGGTATCGAATAGGTGCAACCCCGTTTGTGACTATTGCCAAGCTCTCACCGTTAGAGGGTAAGGTGACAGAAGCATTCGGACCGATGCAACTGAGACGCAAAAAGCGTTGCGATGCTTTCATGCCTAGCAAGTGTGATAGCCATTGTGTGAGATATCAGAACCCCGACAGAGCGTCGGGAATGCCGAAACGGCAGGGCTAGTGGAATAAATACCCGCACAGCCTATCAGAATGACCTATCCCCTAGCTGATAGCAAGGCATGGGGGGTAGTGCTATATGCTATTCATTGTGGATGGCATAGGCACTACTGTTTTAAATCAACAATAGGAAATATTCAAATGGATATCAAAGAAATCAACAAGCGCATTAAATCCATCCGCACTCGTGGTAAGAATATCGACCGTGATATTGATATCGCCGGTTGCGCTATCATGGAGCATGCGGCAGAGCATGGCGATTATTCGGCAGCGAATAGACTGGTGGATGCATTGCCGAAATCAGCACGGACCAAAGCGTTTATCAAATGGTTTTCGGACCATACGCCTTACAATTGGACAGAAAAAGAAAAGTGTTTCAAGCTTCCCAAGGATGCTAGCAAGCGCCGTCAATTCATGATTGAGGAAGCAAAATCTGTCCCATTTTGGGAGTATACCGTTGAGAAAGAGCCTGAAGCCTTGGATATTGATAAGGCTATCGCCTCACTTTTCAAGCGTTACGAAAAGGCAAAGAAAGACGGACGGGAAATCCAGAATGTTGAAACACTGGTGAAGGTTGCTGCCGCACTGGAAATTAAACAGGCATAACCCGACACCACACAAGGGGTTTATAAATTGAAAGGGACGGGTGAGAAATCACTTGTCCCTTTTTGTGTGTAAATCTTAACCAATTGGAGATAAATAAAATGAAAACGACAATAGACTACAGCGACAAAACAGAGCGTGAGGCAATATCAGATGTATTGTTTTACATTGGATTCAATCACTTTAAAAAGGTGGTGCGTGAGATTAGTAAATACACTGATAACGAGGAAACACGGAAAAGTTTTATGATTGGTCTGGAGTTCACGGGGGTACAAGGTTATCCCGCAAAGGCTATGCTGAATCGTTATCTCAAAGGTGAAATAAAATGACTAATAGAATCACAAAAACAACGCTTCAACATCTGGTAGACCGTCTAAACGCAAAGTTGCATGAGGTAGCGCATATGGACTTGGACTTTGCCGAGTGCTATGGGGGGTATTGTCTGGTAAATTACAAGGGATCACACCACGCAACGCCTCGTATGAGTGCAAAAGAAATGTACCAATATCTGAATGGTGCATTAGATTGGATCACAGGAGATAAATAAAATGGAACACAGTGAAAATTTACAGGTAAAAGCTTATCGTCTTGCCTATGACGAAGCTTTTGCGAACGCTCAAAATGCTTATAACTATGAACAAAGAGAGGCATGGGTAGCAGAAGCTGTTAAGTATGCAAAATTAATTGAGGAAGTATAATGACAGATGATCCTAATACATCTATAGCACGTCGTCGCATTAAGATATGGAAAAACCATAACAAACTACAGAAGATTGCAGGTCTGGAAACCTGCGACTACTACACGTTCAAGCGATACGTCTTTAATAATGAACTATCTCAAGTAGCTATACTTATACGAGCAGCAGAGATGGTACAGGTAATCCGTAAAAAGAGGTATGCACAATGAAAACCTATAGAGTATCGTGGCGAAAAGGTAGGCGTATAGGTGCGATTGGTATCGACTATCCCGATAGTGTAATAGTGCAAGCCAATAGCCCTTGGGAGGCACATATGAAAGCATACGATACACATGAACATCTAATGTTTGTAACTGTAACAGAAGAGAACTAAAAATGTTTATAGAACACCAACCACAGATTGCAGAGTACGCTATTAAGTCACCAGATAATATGTG